ACTTTATCGAAAACCGAATGGTGGTTAATGGGTGACATCAACAAAGCTCTTAAAGAAAAGTTTCTCTGTTCAGCGCAATTTGCACAGGACATAGAGGCTATTGTCAAGAATGACAATCTAGGTTATATTGATGCTATCGTACATTATTGTGAACAAAATGCCATTGACGTTGAATCCGTACCGAAACTCATTTCAAAACCACTTAAGGAGAAGTTGAAATGGGAAGCGACAGAACTCAACTATCTAAAACGTACCTCAAGAGCAAAACTGCCCTTATGACTGGTTTTGATTGCTACAGAACTTATCTAGCATTCAAGAATCATTTTACAAAAGATAACTTTGATTATTTTAAGTATGGTGGTAAGACAAACGCAACCACCTCATCATTTAATAAAAGAAAGGACAAATATTTTTTTGAAAAGATGTCTCGTCAGAAGAAAGACGAAGATATCGTAGATTACTTCACTGCTATATTCTCTCAATGTGATGACCCACAAAGAATGTGGATAGGAGAGATTATAGAAACAGGCGAAGACAAATATAATGATTGGAAGAAAAAGATACAGAGTTTAAATTATCTTTTTAAACAAGAGATGATGCAGATTTGTAGTGACAAAGATTTCAACTCTTTGTTTGAATGTAAGAATGGTAAACACCCAATTATTATCAAAGAACATTTAAAGAAAAATATTACAACAGAAACATTAGTGATATTAGATGGTATGCTTGGATACAAAAAAGACTTTGATGACAAGTTAGATGACTTTGTATGGAAAACCGTCAGTATGAAACTTGACAAATACAAGCCGTTTTTGTTAAATAATATTAACCTTAAAAAGTACAAACAAACACTCAAGGAGATTGTTGTCAAATGAAGTTTGATTCTAGTAGTGAGTTTTTTGATTCAGAAATGGTTCAAGCCAGTCTTGAGGAGATTAAAGAACTTCAAGACTTAATCACAAGTAGTATTATCGATACAGCCTTTGCTTCTGTAACTGGATATGAGGAGGATGAGTTAGAACAACTTGATTTGATTGAAGAGTTGTTAGAGAAACAAAAACTCATGTACTTCAGATGTAAACTTTCTAAGGATGAAGATGCGATGTTAGTTGCAGAGAATATGAGAGAGTCATTAAGACAAATGGGCATGCCTAGAGGTGCAACTGTAGAACAGATGTTTGATAATTTAAAGGGTTCAATTCGTAAATTAAGAGAAACGCTTGACAACTAAATAGTAGTGTGTTATATTAATGATGGGGAAACAAACCTATCAACGTAAGACTTTCAAGGTAACGGATACCCACCCATCTGTGGTTTCAACCTCTACTAACATTTGATTGAAAGCAATGTTCCTTGAGAACTAGCGGAAAAGACCTGTTAAGTTGAGTAATTTATGCGATACGCTCCACTATGTTTTTGTTTTCTCTCGTCAATTTATTATTAGACCCTTATGTCAACACGTTCAAGAATCGGTATTTTATTACCAGACGATTCAATCCTATCAGTATATCATCATTGGGATGGATACCCAGAGTGGTTAGGTATGACTCTCGAAGAACACTTCAATACCTATGAAAAAGCATCTGAACTTATAGATGGTGGCAATATGGGTAGTTGTTATTCTGACAATGAGTACAATTCAGAAACAGGAGAGTATGAAACAATAGAACCCAGAGCAACTTATTATGGTGGCGATGAGGAAGCACCAATCTTAAGTAAGAACTTTGATGAGTTCACACGAATAGATTGTTGGCAAGAGTATGCCTATGTGTTTGTTAAGGACAGATGGGTGGGTTATTCAGTTCGTCACAAATGGAATGATGATTACAGTAAGATGACCGATTGTATCGTAGAGGAGGTAGAAATCCCAAAAAAGCAGACAGTTGAATAAGTGTCACAAGGGGGTATCCAACCCCCTTTTTTAGTGCTATAATGAATGTATAAACAAAGAAACACCCCTATGGAAAAAGTAATCGGACAATCAGTTCAGAAAACAAATCAAGTATTTTTAGAAAGATATGTTGATGACTATTGTAAAGCACTAAATGAGAATTACAAACAGGACACAATCAGAAGTTTAGAGCATAACTTGAAGCGTGACCCTGATTGCACTTATTCAGCAAATCAACTTGTAAAGATTATGCAAGGTAAAGCAAACCTAGACAGATTTAGATATAGTGAGGGTAAGAAGTATCTAAAAGTGACCAGAGAAGAGTATAACGAAAAAACTGGTTATTGGAGAGATACTACAGTTCACTCATTTGTTGATAAAAAAACAGGGGATGTTTACAAACCTGCATCTTGGAAAGCACCCGCAAAACACGTTAGATTTAATTTTTGTAATAAGCAAGACTTATTATTTCTAACTGACCCTAGATGTGTAGGATGGGCGGGTGGATACTTATACTTGAGATAATATGACCGCAAAGGAAAAACTAATTTTTATTCTATCTTTCTTATGGATGCTACATTGGGGAACAAATCTTACATCTACCATTTTGGATATGGTTATTCTAAGAAACGGTGTAAGAGTATTACCACTTGGTTTATAAACAAATATCTACCTCGACATAAACTTACGATTGATGTCGTTCATCGTAGTTTGATGAAGGATGATTGTTATGGATACTTAGATGCAACTTCTTATTCCAGACCTAGAGATTTTACAATTTCACTTCATTCTAAAATGAAAGATATTGATTATGTCAAAACTCTTTTACACGAACTTGTGCATTTGAAACAATTGGTAGAGGGTACACTTTCACTTAAATCAGGTAGGACATACTACAAAGGTAAGAATGTAAGTGATATCAAATATTATGAGCAACCCCACGAATTAGAAGCATTTAAATTGCAAGAAGAACTATATAGACAGTACAATAGAGATATGTGTAGGTCAAGTAAGGGAAAGAATAATTTTAAAAGATTACCAGAATTTACTCTTTAGACAAATGCAACTCAAACACATCGAACACCCAGAAGATACTATCCTTACTGGAGACTTATCAGCGATAAACTGGTTTACTTTACAGGGAAAGGTATCTCTTAAAATAGATGGATGCCCTGCTATTGTATGGGGAACTAATCCCGAAAATGAAAAGTTTTTTGTTGGTACAAAATCTGTATTCAACAAAGTTAAGAAGATGATATGTCACTCTCACGAAGAGATTGATATATTATATGCTGAAAAACCAGACTTGGCAAATAAATTACACAAATGTTTTGATAATTTAGTCAGAACAGAGAATATCTATCAGGGAGATTTGATAGGTATTGGTGGCGATGACTACTACCAACCTAACACGATTGGTTATCTATTTCCATATAAGATAGAACATAATATTATCATCGCACCACACACAGAGTATATCGCTACAGGAGATACTCTACTTGATACTCACGCAATACCACTTGACCATATACTTGAAAATGATGTGGACAAAGTATTATATGTTCAATGTAATGCTATTGCAAAGTTTCAATCATTTGTATATGATAGATGCCAGTTTGCAAAACAAATGGCAACTATGGTTCAGTTTGTTGATGACAAAAAAGCACAGCAAATTAAAAAAACTATCAATCATTGTATCCGTACTGGAATACCAATTACAGATGATGTAGTCAACGCTATATCACACTCACATAATATTGACCCTAACTTGATGAGACTTTGGAAGTTAGTTAAGTCAATTAAGATGGATGCACTTAAAAGATGTGAACACGATGGTTGGTGGACAACATTCGATGACGATGGCGAAATAGATGGCGAAGGTTATGTAATGTGGAACAGGTGGGGTATATACAAATTAGTGAATAGAAATCAATTTAGCAGATTAAATTTCCTAACCAACAACAATTGGGTCAGTTCATAAAGTGTCACAAGCTTTATTGAAAAGCGATATGGATGCACTATAATAAGTACAAAACAAAGAAACCCGTATGAACTCAGGAACATCAAGCACAGAACTGAATGATATGTTCACAGACTTTGTGAACTACGTTGACAGTTTCTATGGTCAGAATGACCCCTTATATCCTATGATGTCTCAAGAGACTAAACAACCTCTTACTAAGTTTGACATTCTTAGAGCAACAGAGAACTACCTATCAATGTGTAGTGATAAGACTAACAAGTCTTGTGAATGGGGGGATGGAGACTCACTTGACAGAGAGAGAGTCAGAGACATTCTACTTTATGATTACAACTACAAGTTTGTAGGAGAGTAAGATGTCTAAAATTAGAAGTGAATTTCCACAGACACCACTTAACTTGACTTTGAGAGAAGAGCAGATAAGCATTATCTTATGTGCCTTAGAAAATTCTGTCAAGTATGCTGACTCAGAATATATTGAAGAAGTTGACGAAATCTTTGAAGTCTTGGAAACTACTGTTGACAAGTTTTACAATAAGATTGAAAAGGCAAGAGCAAAAAGACCAGAGGAGGAATGGTAATGGCAAAACACACACTTGAATTAGATGACTTGGAACTAACAGCACTCATAACACACCTAGAGGGGGAAAGTGAAATGATGTGTGAGTCAAGATTGAACTGTAGTAATCCAAGTGAACTACCAGATAGAGAAGAAGTGCGACTGAATCTTGTATATGCAAAGGCATTTACAATAGGTTGGGATGCACACATAAACCCAAAGGTCGATTTTGACTTACATAAAAATGAAGATAGGATTTTTAAATACAAATGACAACATTATCAACATACGTTAACTGGTCAGAGAAAATTCTGAATGAGCATTTAAAAACTGAACCAAGTTGGTTGGCAACTTGTAGTAAAGTCAACAAACACACTAGGGCGGGTAAAGATGGTAAATTTATCATTTGCCCAGAATGTAATCAGGGTGCATTTGTGTTTCACTTTAGTTGGTCGGCATTAAACTGTCAACATTGTGACACAATGGTAGAAAAAAATCAATGGAAGGTAACAGGATGAACCAATTTGACAATTACGCACTAACAACTTTAGATTATACACTCAAGTATTATCTTGAACATAATGAAATGCTTGACGATGATGATATTGAGTGGTGTAATTTAGTAAGGAAAAAGATTGATACCGTTATAGAACTTCAAGCAAAGTATGATATGGAGTGTGGTTAGGACAGTTAAATTACTGTCACACCACATTGATATATGGTAAAATCTTTGCTATAATAATAGTAATTACAAAATGATTATGACCCCCGAAGAAAAGTATCGTGACCTCTACGAACAAATGTATGAATTGTGTGAGGAACAGGGATGGGGAGACCCATTCTCTTATGCAAGATCAAGAGAAATCTATATGGCAGGTTTACTTGGTCATAAGGTTGCAGATGACTATGCAGGGGAAGATGCAATAGATGAATTTGGTGGTTGCGAATACAAGTCAACCATAGGTAAGAATGTCAATGGTACATACAATGGTATTAGTGTGCAAGACACTTGGGATGACCAATGCAGATACATCATAGAGGACAAAATTGGTAAGTATGAACATCATTACTTTGCAAGATTTGATGGTGGTAGAGTTGCAGAGGTATGGAAGTTAGACGCTAATAATGTATTAAAGATATTGTTACCTAAGATTAAGAAACAGTTTGATGAGGGAACATCACACAAAAAAGGTCATAATGAAAGTGCTAACACGCACACTATAAAGGCGCCTTGGTATGGGTTGATTTG